CCGCAGCCAAAGCAAAAAGTTTAAGTAAGAAGCAAAGGGCTAGTACCGCTAAGAAAAAGAAACGCGAAGGAAGTAGAGGTAAGACTGTGGTTAAAAATACTAAAGCAGCAAAAGTTAAATTTGGTGGTGGAGGTCTAGCTAGGAGACGTAGAAACCATAAAGGTTGTGGGGCAGTTATGGAAAATCGCAGAAAAAAAACTTTATACGTATAGAGGTACGTGATGAGTAAACTTGAAGTTTTTCAAAATGGTGTGTTTTCCAATACTGGAGAACCTGTTTTTCAGATAGGTACTAAGCAGGAAGATGGTACTTATGTTACTGAAGTATTCGATCTTATGGGTAAGGGAGAAGCGGAAGCCAAGTTAAACGAGCTTCAACCTCCTGCGGTTGAAAAGAAAGCTGCCCCCAAGAAAGCTGCTCCCAAGGTTAAAATTCCGTCTACAACAGACCTTAAAGCCATGAATAAAGACGAGCTTGAAGTAGAGATGCGAAATCATGGGTTAGAACTAGATCGTCGTAAAAGTAAGAACGCTCTTGTTAAGCAGTCGGTAGCTTTTCTCAAAGGTAAGTAACTATGACTACATCTGGTAGCACATCATTCAATATGCCGTTTACGGAGATCGCTGAAGAAGCGTGGGAACGGGCAGGGCGTGAGTTGCGGTCAGGGTATGATTTGCAAACAGCGCGGCGTTCCATGAATTTAATGACGATTGAGTGGCAGAACCGTGGTATCAATATGTGGACGATTGAACAAGGTGTAATTACCCTTGTTGAAGGCCAAGCTACATACGCGTTACCAGATGACACTATTGACTTGTTAGAGCAGTCTATTAGGACAGGAGCTAACAATACAACAACACAGTCAGACTTAAATCTTAACCGAATTAGTATCAGTACTTATTCGTCTATCCCTAACAAAATTACACAGGCTCGACCTATACAGGCTGTGGTACATAGGGACAGTGGGCAAACTTACCTGACAGGAATTACTTTAGCCGCTACTGCTTCTAGCACAGATACAACCATTACTCTAAGTAGTGTTGCGGGGTTACCTCCCGCAGGATTTGTAAAAATTGAAAGTGAAATATTGAATTACGGTTATATCGAAGGCAACGTGCTCCAGAATTGTTTTAGGGGACAGCAGGGCACTACCGCAGCGTCACACACGGTAGGCGGTACAGCAATCCCGGTATATTGGGAGCAAGTGCCCTCTATAACGGTTTGGCCTGTACCTGACAACGTAGAAACGTACCAAATAGTTTATTGGCGTATGCGTAGAGTCCAAGACGCAGGGGATGGTATCGAAGTAGCAGATATGAATTTTCGATTTTTCCCGTGTTTAGTAGCAGGGTTGGCGTATTACATTGCAATGAAAGTTCCTGAACTAATGGATAGAGTGGCTATGCTAAAAGCTGTTTATGAGGAACAGTTTGAACTTGCCGCAGCGGAAGACAGGGAGAAAGCATCTATTCGTTTTGTTCCACGGGCGGGTAGGATTTAGTTGTGGGAAATAAGTTTGCTTCAGCGCGTATTGCTATTGCAATGTGTGATGTTTGTGGGTTTGAATATAAGTTAAAAGAACTTAAGGATTTGGTTAAAAAGGGTAGAAACACCAATATAAAAGCGTGTCCTGAATGTTGGAATCCTGATCAACCACAACTTAAGTTAGGGGAGTTTCCTGTAGAAGACCCACAGGCGATTAGAAACCCACGTCCCGATAGGAGTCTTGGGGCTTCTGGGGACTATAGTAGTAGAGGCATACAGTGGGGTTGGAACCCAGTAGGGAGTGGAAATGACCCTTTTGGTCTAACCCCTAATACGTTAGTAGGTAATAGTTTACTTGGGATAGTTACAGTAACGACTGCATAGGAGCAAGATTATGTATAACCCTAAAAATGTTTTTGGGATGAAAGAAGTAAAAGTACAAAAGAATAAAGGTGTGCATCCTTACAAAGATGCACCCAAGCCCGATATGAGCGGAATTAAAACCTCTGGGATTATGATGCGCGGTTATGGGGCAGCGACAAAAGGCCGAATGAGTCGAGGGCCAATGGCTTGATAGATGAACTATACGCAGCTAAAAGCTAACATTCAGGATATCTGCGAGACATCTTTTACAGACGATGAACTCGCTATGTTTACTGAACAAGCGGAACAAGCAATCTATAGCACAGTTGAGATTCCTGCCTTACGCAAAAATGTAACAGGTACGGTAACCCTCAACAACGTGTATCTAGATGTACCTGATGATTTTTTGTATTCGTATTCTCTAGCTGTTATAGACGGAAGCGGGAACTATTCATACTTAATCAATAAGGATGTTAACTTCATACGAGAAGCATATCCAAAGGCTACCTCAACTGGGATACCTAAACACTACGCGTATTTTAGTGATGATGCTTTTATTGTTGGGCCTACCCCTGACAGTTCTTATTCAGTAGAGCTACATTATGGGTATTATCCTGAGTCTATTGTTACTGCGGCGACAACATGGCTAGGTAACGAGTTTGATAGCGCACTGCTAAATGGAGCGTTAGTAAACGCGATTAGGTTTATGAAAGGTGAACCTGATCTTGTGAAGCTATATCAGGATTTATACGCTCAAGCTATGATTTTACTTCGCACCCTTGGTGCTGGAAAGTTACGAGCAGATGCGTACCGTTCAGGTCAATTTAGAATAGCAGCGGAGTAGGAGGTTATTGTGGCAATCACGCAAACAATGTGTACATCATTTAAGAGAGCACTTTTAGATGGAGAGATGGACTTTAGCTCTAACACATCACAGTCTTATAAGATCGCGTTGTATACAAGTAGTGCAACTTTAGATGCAACTACTACAGTGTACACTACTACCAATGAGGTATCCGGTACAGGGTATACAGCGGGAGGTGCCGCATTAACAATTTCTACAGCCCCTACAACTTCTGGTACTACCGCATACTTAAGTTTTAGTAATGCAACTTGGGGTAGCTCTACCATTACTGCCAGAGGCGCTTTGATATATCAAGTTGGGGGAACTACACCTGCGGTGGCAGTCCTTGATTTTGGTAGCGATAAATCTACTTCAAATGCTACCTTCCAAGTTACATTTCCTACAGCAGATGCTACTACCGCGATTGTTAGAGTGGCCTAATGACTGAAGTAACTGTTACAGGGGTATTAGCTACAATGGAGCTAGGAGAAGTCCAAGTGTGGGGGGATATTAGCACAAGCCAAAATGCAAACTGGCAAGATGTAGCCATATGAGGTTAAAAGTATGACAACGCAATACACCACAATCCTTAAGTTAGCTCTTCCTGTACAAGGGGAATTAAGCGGTACTTGGGGAAATGTTGTTAACGACAACATTACACAAATGGTCGAACAGGCCGTAGCGGGCAAGGCTACTATTAATTCATGGACAGGTAATGCCCACACACTAACTACAGCAGACGGGACAACTTCGGAGGCCCGTTGTGCAATTCTTGATCTTACCGATACTGGTACCTCGTTAACAGGTGCAGGATCAGTTGTTTGTCCTACGCAAACAAAAATCTATATTGTAGAGAATAATACTGCACAGATTGTAACTGTTAAGACTGCTAGTGGTACTGGCGTAGCAGTTCCTGTTAATAAGACAATGGTAGTCTATTGTGATGGGACTAATGTAGTTGAAGGTATTATTCATACCAATAGTCTTAGTTTAGGGACCAGTACGACAACCGCGTCTTCAATACTTGATGAAGATAATTTGGGGTCAAATAGTGCTACCGCTTTGGCTACTCAGCAATCAATTAAAGCCTATGTAGACGCTCAAGTGGCTACTGCGGATACGCTAACTGAGGTATTAGCTAACGGTAACACTACTAGCGGAAGAGATATTGTTGCTAGTACCGATGATAAGGTGCAGTTCCGTGATGCCGCGATATACCTAAACTCTAGTACCGATGGGCAGCTAGATATTGTTGCTGATACAGAAATACAGATTGCAGCTACTACAGTAGATATTAATGGAGCCGTTGCGCTAAACGGAGCCATTACTGGAGGGACAAACATTACCATTAGTGGCGAGCTTGATGCCGCTACTCTAGATATAAGTGGTGACGCAGATATAGATGGTACGACTAATCTAGACGCTGTGGATATTGATGGTGCTGTACAGATTGATGCTACTGTTACCGTAGGTGTCGATGATACTGGGTATGACGTTAAGTTCTTCGGAGATACTGCTAGTGCTTATATGCTCTGGGATGCGTCAGCAGATGACCTAATTTTAGGGGGTGCCGCAGGACTTACCGTAGGAGGAGATGTAGATGTAGACGGCACAATAGAGTTTGATGCTTTGTCTGGCACAGGTTCGGTAGCTGTTACTAACATACTTGATGAAAATAACATGGCATCTGATAGTGCCACTGCTTTGGCTACTCAGCAATCAATTAAAGCCTATGTAGATTCAGGTGGAGTTAGTTCCTCTTTAAGTAATACGTTGACTGCGGGCAATACTACTAGTGGAAACGATATTGTTGCTAGTACCGACGATAAAGTTCAGTTTAGAGATAGCGCGATATACATTAACTCTAGTGCTGATGGTCAACTAGATATTGTTGCTGATACAGAAGTGCAAATTGCAGCTACTACAATAGATATCAATGGGGCCGTTGCGCTAAACGGAGCTATAACCGGAGGTACAAACATTACCATTAGCGGTGAACTTGATGCCGCTACTTTAGATATAAGTGGTAACGCAGATATAGATGGTACAACTAACCTAGATGTTGTTGATATTGATGGCGCTGTACAAATTGATGCTACTGTTACTGTAGGTGTTGACGATACTGGGTATGACGTTAAGTTTTTTGGAGATACAGCTAGTGCTTATATGCTCTGGGATGCGTCAGCAGATGATCTAATCTTAGGTGGTGCAGCAGGGCTTGATGTTGACGGTACTACAAATTTAGATGCTGTGGACATTGATGGTGCTGTACAAATTGACAACACAGTTACCGTAGGTGTCGATGATACTGGATATGACGTTAAGTTTTTTGGAGATACAGCTAGTGCTTATATGCTCTGGGATGCGTCAGCAGATGATCTAATCTTAGGCGGTGCTGCAAAACTTGAGGTTGCTACTTCAGCAACTTTTGGTGGCGTATCAAACGGTGTATCCATATCCCAAGGTGCTATTGCGCTTAAAAATGGTGGGAGCGTATCAACACTTGATTTTTATTGTGAGTCGTCTAACGCCCACTACACTAGATTGCAGTCTGCTCCTCATGCTTCTTACTCAGGAAATATAACGCTTACATTACCAGCTAGTGACGGTGACTCAGGCCAAGTTTTAAGCACCAATGGTAGCGGTGTAATGAGTTGGGCTACCGTAGGTGGTGCTTACAGTGATTGGGCCATCCTTACTACAACTGCGAACTTGGCAGCTAAAGGCCAGTACATATGTAATCATGCAAGCACGGCTTTTACTGTAACTCTTCCAGCAGGTTCAGCAGAGGATACAGTTGTCATCTGCAACGCAGGAGCAGCCACGGTAACAATCGCACGAACAAGCAATCAAAAAATAAACAGCGCAGCAGAGGATGGCACATTGCCGCAGGGCAATAGCGTCCAGCTTGTCTATGTCGATGGCACCATAGGCTGGTTTGCAATTTAAAGGAGAATAACTATGGCAGTATTAGGAGCAGGAGGTGGTACTTCCGCAAACATCCAAAGCATCGCCTTCACCGGATCAACGACTTGGAGTCCAATGTTTGATTGCAAAGCGTTAGTTTACGTGATCGGTGGAGGAGGTGCTGGTGCAAGCAATTATTTGTATCAGGCGAATACTTATCAGCAGTGTGGGAGCGGAGGGGCTGCGGGCGGCTGCGCGACCAGTCTTTTAGATTTGAAATCCGCGCACACATACACACTAACGATTGGTGCAGGTGGAGTAGCAGTTGCGAAAACCTACAACACTGGTGCAGCGGGAGGCGCTGGCGGGAATACAACTTTTGCTGACGGCAGCGGGACCATCTCTACGATGACTGGAAACGGTGGCGGCGGCGGCAATTTTCAAGTAAATCAGTCTGCAAACACTTCGGCGGCAGCGGCGACTGGGGGGTCAGCAAGCGGCGGAACCCTCGCTAACGTCACGGGGGGAGCGTCTGGTGCAGCGACTAAGCCATACACATCAAGCAGCTACGGCTTCGTTTGCACCGGCGGCGGTTCTGTTGGTATCAACGGCGTGGGATTTTCTTCGGGGGCAGCAGAGAGTTCAGGATATACTGCTGGAAATCCGATGATAACCAGCGGCGCTGGTGTCGGGGGGTCTTCCGGGTCTATGAGCGGATTTAACTACGGATCTACATCGGGGGGGTCAGCAAACGGGCCGAGCGCCAACGGTGCTAGTACTGTAACTCTAGTGTCTGGAGTAGCTGGAATCGGTGACGGGTTTTCGCCAGCAAACGCTTTGAGTCTCGGCGGTAGCAGCGGGGATACCAATGTTGCGAATGGTCAGGGGTCTAATGATACTGGATATATCGCTATTGCCGAACCGGGGGCAGGAGGGACGGCTTCTTACGAGCCGGGATACTCGCCGTGGGTCGCTCAGGCTGGGGGCGTGTTCGCGGGTGGCGGCGCGATGGCGATGGGCAACCAAAGTCTTAGTGTGGCATCAGCCGGAGGCGCTGGCGGTTTAGGTGCAGGTGGTGGTGCAGGTGGTCGGAGAAATAACAGCAATTATGGGACTTCTTCAGGGGGTGCCGGGGGATCAGGTGTCATCATCATTCAAATTTTGGAGCAAAACTGATGCCGACTTATAGAGTATTAAACGATTCCGATGAGGTCATCAACACAATTATCGCTGATGCTGGATTTATGGCGGCGAACTTTTCTTCATATCAAGAAGTCGTTGCACCCGCTCCTACAGATGAAGAGATAGAGCAAGCAGCTAGAGAGTGGCGTGATGGGGAACTGAAAAGCACAGACTATATAGTTCCACTGAGCGATCACCCGCAACGCGCTGCTTATATGACTTACAGAACTGCTTTAAGAGATTGGCCTAGCACCGGTAATTTCCCTGCTACTAAGCCAGAATTAGGGAGCTAGTAGAGTGTTATGCCTGTACAGAAACTAGAATTAAAACCGGGAGTTGACCGCGAAAATACCCGTTATTCAAGTGAAGGTGGGTGGTATGAATGCGATAAAATTCGGTTTCGAGATGGTACCCCTGAGAAGATTGGTGGGTGGCAGCGTATATCTAATAATACGTTTTTAGGTGTATGTCGTTCGTTATGGAATTGGGTAACTCTTGCAAGTGAAAACATTATTGGGGTAGGGACTAATCTTAAGTTCTATCTTAGTAATGGTGGAGTCTATTACGATATTACTCCAATACGAGCCTCAGTTTCTCTTACCAACCCGTTTGCAACCAGTGCATCTAGCACTACCGTTACTGTTACTGATGCTAATGGTGGATATGTAGATGGTGATTTTGTAACTTTTTCAGGGGGTAGTGCTGTAGGTGGTATTACCATATCGGGGGAGTACCAGATATCTATAGTTTTTACTACAGCTAATACTTACACCATACAAGCAGCATCCGCAGCATCGTCTTCTGCAACTGGTGGGGGTAGTGTAACTGCGGCTTATCAAATAAACACAGGTAAAGAAAGCGCAACTCCCGCTCTTGGTTGGGGTGCTTCTTATTGGGGGTCTGGCACATGGGGTACTGGAACAAGCTCAGAACAAGGAATCCGGTTGTGGTCACAAAGTAATTTTGGGGAAGACCTTATATTTGGGCCTCGTGGTGGAGGCTTGTTTTTATGGGATGCCTCTGGCGGGTTTACTTCTAGGGGAGCCGCATTATCTGGCACTGGGGTACCTACTGTACAAGATTTAATTCATGTATCAGATATAAGCCGATTTGTATTTGCTTTTGGTTGTAATCCTCTAGGTAGTGCCACTGCAAATCCGTTACTAGTTCGTTGGTCTGCTCAAGAAGATGCTACTCAATGGACACCCGCTGCAACTAATCAAGCGGGTAGTGTTCAATTATCTATTGGTTCAAAAATTGTTGCAGTCAAACAAGCTAGACAGGAAGTATTAGTTTGGTCAGATTCAGCACTCTATGCGTTGCAGTACGTAGGCGCACCGATTGTCTGGGGTTCTCAGCTTGTAGGAGAAAATATATCTATCGCCTCTCAAAATGCTGTGGCTTACGCTAATGGAGTGGCTTATTGGATGGGTGTGGATAAGTTCTATATGTATGATGGGCGCACTCAACCTTTATCTTGTAGCTTACGAAAGTTTATCTTTAACGACTTTAGTACCTTTCAATACGACCAAGTATTTGCGGGGACAGTAGAATCTTTTCACGAAATATGGTGGTTTTATTGTTCTGCTAGTTCCGAAACTGCTGACCGTTATGTTGTGTATAACTATATGGATAGTATTTGGTATTACGGAACAATGGCACGAACTGCTTGGCTTGATTCAGGATTAAGAGATAGCCCGTTAGCAGCTACATATAGCAATAACCTTGTTGACCAAGAGTCAGGCGTTGATGATGACGAATTAGGGCAAGGCACTGCTATAGCTGCTTTTGCAGAAACCGCACAGTTTGATTTAGATGATGGGCATCAGTTTAGTTTTATATCCAGAATATTGCCTGACATTACATTTGATGGGTCTACTATAGAAAGTCCTACAGCACTTATGACTCTAAAACCCTTACAGAATTCTGGGTCGGGGTATAGCTCTCCAGCTTCGGTAGGTGGTTCCAATAGTGGTACAATCACGCGTACAGCTACCTTACCTATAGAAAAGTTTACAGGGCAACTTGATACTAGAGTGCGTGGGCGACAGATGATTATGAAAATAGAATCTTCTGATGTTGGCGTGACATGGCAGTTAGGTTCTCCTAGATTAGATATACGACCTGACGGGAGACGGTAATGCCTGACAATACAGATTACGATATTCCATTTAAAGCTCCCGCATTACCTTTACCCCCTGCTGTTTATGAACAACGGTATTTTGATGGGGTAAATAACGTATTGCGAATATACTTTAACCAGTTAGACCAAGCGTTACGTAGTTCTCGGGCATCTGATCAGGCTGAAGCTACAGGGTGGTTTTTAGGCTAATGGCTAATACTTACACAAACGCCAAAGTAGATTTAACTACGACTAGTGTTACTACACTGTATACCTGTGCGACATCCACTACGGGTATAGTTAAGTCTATTTTAGTGTCTGAAGATTCTGGTAACGCTGACACAATAACGGTGACCCTTACTACCGCCGCAAGTGCTGTATTTAGTTTGTTTAAGACTAAAAGTGTAGGAGCTAACGCAACCGTAGAACTACTCAGTGCTCCGCTTGTCGTTCAAGCAGGGGAGATATTGAAGGTAACCGCAGCAACCGCCGACCGTCTCCATGTCGTAGCAAGCATACTGGAGATTACGTAATGTCTGACTATGGCGATACTAATTTTACGTTCACCCCAAATACAGGGCCAGATTTTACGTTCGACCCAAACATACCTACGGATTTTTCTAATGTTGACGTAGATGTAGATGTAGTTTTTCCGTGGATTCCCATTTGGCAAAATGTCTATGACCCCATGAATCCAGATGAGAGTGTATACGAAGCTAATATTGAGAGGCAAGTCTGGTTTCAACTACTTAATACTGCTCGGAGTCTATTTGCAGAAGGCAATTTTAACAGCGGTTTAGAAGTGCTTGCGGGGATGTTCGATTATCCGGGTGTAGATGGCAAGGCAGAACTGGAACGCTTTATAGCTTCAGACAAAGCTCAAGAATTTATGTACTTTTTTGGTATTCCGGGGACAGTTGAAGAGTTGCGAACGGCTCACGAAACGTACAAAGCGGCAAGACCACTATCTAGTTCAGAAGTATCCCAGCTTCTACGAGATCAAAACTACGATATTGGTGCAGGTATAGTAAAAGACCTTTCGGAATATGAACGCGATATTCGTCGGGAAAGAAGCGGAAGCGGTGAGTTAGGGGGGTTTGATTGGGAAGATTTTGTTAATCCCGATGAAAAAAATCGTATGACAGGTGGGCGGTACTCTACTGTTATTCGTGATCCTTATTCCTCTGGGGAACTTACGGTAGATACCAATGGTGATGGTATACCGGATGCGGAAGCTCCACTTGACCCCCAAAGACAGTACGAACTTCAAAAAATGTACGAAGCCTCTACGGATGACGTTAGAGCTAAAGCCGAGATAAGACGACGAGAAGACATTCTTGAAATACTGCCAATAGAAACTGCAAACTTTGAAGGTAAATCAAGACAAGAAATTTTAGATTACATAGATGATAGACACCGTAGTGAGGAAGAACTTGAGGCGTTAGCGGCGGCGCAGGGTTATGAGCTTACCGATGCAGATCGCGCCGAGCTTATTGGTAACCTTAATAACGCAAGTTGGGACGAGGCAACGGGTCAATCTGTCGTTTATAGGTCTCAAGATATTATTGACGATAAGGACTACGGTCTAGGTGGAGAGTTTGATGACTTGGTAATAACTGAAGAAGAGCTTGCAGAGTTAGCAGAGACTTACGGCTATGAGCTATCAGATGCAGATAGAAGAAAATATATAGGGCAGACCAATCGTGGGGAAGACTATGACGAAAATGGTTACCCCATAGGCGGGGAAGATTTTGTAGAAAATGAACTAGACATGAACTCGACAACAGTAGTCGAGCTTAGACAGATTGCAGGTCGAGAAGGTGTTGATCTTAGTGACCTTTCTGATGACGAGATTAAGGAACAGTATGAAAATCTGCTAGGGAATGTAGAAGAGCAAGATAGCTTTGAAAGGTTTGATGCGCTCGGTACGACTGTGGATGAGGTGGTAGAGGTCTATAAAAAGCGTACAGGTCTTGATTTATCTAGAGAAGATGCACAAAAGTTGCTTCTAGGTGCGGAAGCGGGTATTCACGGTTTAGAAGGGGGTAATGTATCGGACGCAGATTTTAATGATTGGGCAAAAGATACTATTGAGTTAGACCTAGGTGTACAAATAAGGAGGATGGGCACAACAATAAAAGATCGTATATTTGGGAAAAGCCAAGGGTGGGAAACTGAAAACCCAGATGGAACCGTTACCGTTACTAAAAAAGGAGATTCTAAATCGTGGCGGGAGATACTAGCAAATATCCTAGGGGTAGATAAAGACGGGAACAAAGTACCCCCGGCAATTCCGGGGGTAACCTTCGTCACAACAGGCGGGCCAGCGAGTTGGAATAATTGGCTTGAGATACTTATACCCGTACCCCTACCCGTGCAGGGAGAACCTCTTAAAATTGGGTTGTGGGAAGATGGTGTATATAAAGGGCCGGGAAACCCCGTAGATTTAGTATATAACGCGGGTAAAGAGTTAGTCTACAAAATGAAAGATGGTGCTTTAACTCTAGTGGGGGAATTAAAAGGCGATTTATTTAAATTATACGAAGATGGAAAAAATGTTGTTCGTGCTGTAACACCTTGGTCTGGTCTGCTTGCGTGGAATGAGCGAAACTATGGTCTCCCGGAAGGTGAACAGGAAACCCTGTATTATTATGATGATAACGGTGTTCAGACTGACGCTGAAGGAAACCCAATAGACCGAGTAACAGGAAAGCCTTTTACGGAAGACCTTGATAGGGATCGTGATGGGTACCTTAATGACCCATACCCCGAAGCTAATGATGCTTTTCCTGATGATCCAGATGAGTGGCGCGATAGTGATGATGATAATGTTGGGGATAACGCTGACTTCTACCCCAATGACCCCGCTCAATCTGCCTATGGGCAAGACGTAGATGCAGATGGTAACTACATAGACCCACGCAATGGAAGATATGTTGACGAGAACGGGTTACCTGTAGAGACCCCTGTCAGTAGTACTCCGGGTGAAGAACCTCCGGGTGAAGAGCCTCCGGGTGAAGAGCCTCCGGGTGA